GTCATTGTCAGACCTCCAGATCTATATAAACGCCATTGCCAGAAGGGCGCCGGTTATTGCTAGGCTTACGATGGTTAGCAGGGTTTCGATAATCGCTATCATTGCTAAGGTTCCGTTGCAGTGGGAGCGGGGGGCGACGCGCTTGGTAGCGCGCCGTGGGGGCGATGGGGCGGATGGGCGTCACGCGCATCAGAAGACGCGGGCGGCGTTGGAAAGCTTCTGGGTCAGACCGTATTCGGTCACGGTTGACACGTCGGTGAAGGGCGCAGTCCAGTCGCGCGGCGTCGGGTCGCGCTCCCACGATTGGCGGACGACGGCGTCAAGCGTCGCCCATGCTGCGCGGGGTGCGCCCGTGTCATACGTCGGGCGACGGCGGACGTCTTCAATATAAGCAATTTCGCCGGGGGTTTGGTTGTGCGGCATGATCACGCCTCCATTTCGTCGGTTTCGGTTTCGTCGGCGGCATAGTCCGCCATTTGATGCTTGGCGATTTCTTGCCAGTTGACGTCACTGAGGAACGCAAGCGCGTAATCAAGCGCAAGGCCTTTGCCGTCCATTTCTATGAGTTCGTAAGCTTGGCTTTGCAGCGCATCGGCGAGTTCGTAGAAGTCATGCGGCGCGCGCCCCATGATGTCGCGCGGGTTTTGCCCGTCAAACATCTCTAACTTAACCCGCCATGTCGAATAGTTCGTCCAGCCGTTGTATGAAGTGCTCATGTTGTTCTATCCTTTTTTGGTCTCATCAGACGGCGCGTTACGCCGTGACGGGCGAGCTTGCCCGTTTCGACCTGTTAGCGGCGCACACCGGCAAAATGCGCGAATGGCGTGATGAATTGCTGATACAGACGATTGGCGTCATTTCCAATTTGGTCTGACAGATCGTCATACTGATCTTGCGTGATTTCGCCGCTCATCAATTGCGCGTCTGCGCGATCAAATGCGCGCTCCACTGCGCGCTCAATTTTGGTTTCTGTGACTTCACCGTAAATGTAAAGCATGTGTTCGGTTCCCTAGTTGGCGCCTTGATTGGCGCTCTATGACGCCCCCCGTGAGGGGCGCTTAGAGTGTCAAGCGGCGGCGGTTTCGGGTTGCGGCGCGAACGGCCCCGCCACCATGCGGTTCTCGCCGGGGAAACTATCGGCGGCGCGGATAACATACATTGGTGCGCCGACGCGGTTGAGATTGAAAACCGCCATGCTATCGCCAGAACGGTTAGCGTGATTTTGAGCTTGTTTAGATACGCGGTCCAAAGTGTTCATTTTGCGTCTCCTGGTTTGTGGCGTCTGCGCGCCGTTTCGACAAGATTGACTGTAAACGATTTTCAAGCATTAGCAAGCGGAAAATGCGGAAATGGCGAAAATAGTTTTTAGGCTGTTTTTTTGGCGGCCTGTTAGGCTAGTGATTAGTCGCGGGGATTGCGGCGAATTGCCTAGAATTGCGGGAGGTTTGGCTTTTTAGGTCATGAATAGGATATATGTTAAGAAAAAATGATTTATATATATAGATGTTAATGGGACGCGCCGTTTCCCGTTTTGGCAGCGATTTTTCCCCCGTGTCTAATATGCCTAAAGTGACTATGTGAACGCCATTGCGCCTGCGCATCCAGGCGCGCGTCATAGGCTCATTAGGCACATTGGGCTATGGGCGAGCGATAGCCCAAAAAGCCCAAGGCCATGACGCGCCATGCGAGCGCAGGACGCGTCGTGCGATGGTTCGCGCATAGCCCAAAAAGCCCAAGCCCCAGGCTCTATTGCCTAGGTCATGTAGCTATTGCCAAGGTCAAGTTTGGAGGGGGGGGGAGGGCCTTGCGCCGCCCGGTCACGGTCACGGAGGGTCCGCAGAAAATTTTTTTTTTAAAAACCAATTTCACAATCCAAGACGCATGATATATAATGTCTTACATGACATGGCACACGCTTCCCCACGAACCGCGCAAGCTTCAAGCGACTGAGGCGCGATTGGACGCAATTTATCACGCCGCGCGTCACGGCTTGAAAGGCGACACGCTGGCGTTGGCTGCGGGTATGCAGCCTGCCGAATACCGTCAATTATGCCAATTCGATCCGCTGACGGAGATGGCGGAACAGAAGGGACGCGCTGACGGCGAGATGGAAGTGTCGGGCATACTGCACGAGGCGGCGCGAAACGGCGACGCCAAGGCGGCGCTGGCGATCTTGCAGCACACGCATGGCTGGACAGCCAAGCAAGAGATCACCATTGACGTGTACCAGAAGATCAGCATTACTCAGGCGCTGGCGGACGCTCAGTCGCGCTTGATCGACCACGACCCTGCTGAACCGATCAACCGGGAACTGATGTATGGCGCAACTGCCGATCTATAAATCTAATGAAGAGCAGTTGCTGATGTCGCAACTATGGTCGCCTGGCATAGCGGACGATCCTGAGAAGTTTGTGCTGTTCGCGTTTCCGTGGGGGCAACCTAACACGCCGCTGGCAAAATTTCGGGGGCCGCGCACTTGGCAGCGCATGGTGCTTCGGGAGATCTCGGACCACATCAAGGCCAACAAGGGCCAGCTCCAGATGGACACGCTGCGTAAAGCGGTGGCGTCGGGGCGCGGCATCGGCAAGTCGGCGCTGGTCAGTTGGCTGATCCTCTGGATGCTCTCGACGCGCATTGGGTCAACCAGCATCATCTCGGCCAACTCGGAGGCGCAGCTTAGGTCCGTGACTTGGGGCGAGTTGACCAAGTGGACGGCCATGATCATCAACTCGCACTGGTGGGAGATCAGCGCGACCAAGCTGATGCCTGCCAAGTGGCTGTGCGAACTGGTCGAGCGCGACCTGAAGAAGGGCACGCGCTACTGGGCGGCGGAGGGCAAGCTGTGGTCTGAGGAGAACCCCGACAGTTACGCGGGCGTCCACAACCACGATGGGATGCTGCTGATCTTCGACGAGGCGAGCGGCATACCGGACCCGATCTGGGCGGTGGGCGCGGGGTTCTTCACCGAGAACGTGCTGGACCGCTACTGGTTTGCGTTCAGCAACCCCCGGCGCAACCAAGGGTATTTTTTTGAAACCTTCCACTCTAAGCGGGCGTTCTGGAACACCACGTCGGTAGACGCGCGGACGGTGGAGGACACCGACAAGCAAGTGTACGACCAGATTATCGCGGAGTACGGCGAGGACAGCGGCGAGGCCAAGGTTGAAGTGTACGGCGAGTTTCCGTCCGTGGGCGACGACCAGTTCATCTGGCCGCTGCTGGTAGACGACGCCATGAAACGGGAGCGGTACAAGGACATGACCGCGCCCATCGTCATGGGTATCGACCCGGCGCGCGGCGGGGCGGACTCGACCGTCATCGTGGTGCGGCAAGGACGCGACATCGTCGCCATCAAGCGGTACTCTGGCGAAGACACCATGATGATCGTGGGGCGGGTGATCGACGCCATCGAGGAGTTCAAGCCAACGCTGACGGTTATCGACGAAGGCGGGCTGGGATACGGCATCCTTGACCGGCTGAACGAACAGCGGTACAAGGTAAGAGGGGTCAACTTTGGCTGGAAGGCCAAGAACTCCATCATGTGGGGCAACAAGCGCGCCGAGATCTGGGGCGCGATGCGGGACTGGCTCAAGACAGCGTCCATCCCGCTGGACAGGCAACTGAAGTCGGACCTCACCGGCCCGACCAAGAAGCCAAACTCGTCGGGTACTATTTTCCTGGAAGGGAAAAAAGAGATGCGGGCACGCGGGTTAGCCTCACCTGACGCAGCAGACGCGCTGGCGGTGACGTTTGCCTTTCCTGTGGCATCCCGCGCCTACGTTGAAAAGCCCCGCCACTCCTACAGCTCTGCTGCCAACGTCACCAACTCCTGGATGGGATCGTAAATATGGACTATTCCGGGGTAGCTGCGGCGGGCCGCGTGTCAAGCGGTGGTGGGTCTCGTAAGAAAGACCCTGCTACCGTCATGGATACAATGCGTAGCCGTCTGACGATGGCTATCGCTGCGTATTCTGAGAGCCGCGAAGATGAGTTGGACGATCTGCGGTTTTTTGCCGGGTCGCCTGACAATCAATGGCAGTGGCCTGCGGACGTGCTGGCTACGCGTGGCTCAGTGCAGGGGCAGACGATCAACGCCCGGCCTTGCTTGACCATCAACAAGCTGCCCCAGCACGTCAGAATGGTAACAAATGATCAGAGACAAAATCGACCAAGCGGTAAGGTCATTCCTGCTGACGACAAGGCAGACGTGGAAGTCGCTGAAATCTATGACGGTATCGTTCGCCATATTGAGTATATCTCGGACGCAGACGTGGCTTACGATACTGCTTGCGAAAATCAGGTAACGTATGGCGAGGGCTACATCCGGCTGCTGACGGAGTATTGCAGCGATGATACGTTCGATCAGGACATCCGCATCGGGCGCATTCGCAACTCTTTTAGCGTCTACATGGATCCCACCATTCAAGATCCATGCGGATCTGACGCCAAATGGTGCTTTATCACAGAAGATCTCACGCGCTCTGAATACGAGCGCCTTTTCCCCAACGCCATGCCTGTTTCGTCCATCCAGCAACAAGGTGTGGGGGACGAAAACCTGTCCAATTGGCTTAACGAAGACGTAGTCCGCATCGCGGAGTACTTTTACATCGACTACGAGCCCGCCAAGCTCAATTTGTACCCCGACAACCGCACTGCGTTTGAAGGAAGCCGCGAAGACGCCATGTTCAAGGCGTCTGGGTTGACTCCGCTCAAAAGCCGCAATGTGGATCGCAAGCGCGTCAAGTGGTGCAAGACCAACGGCTATCCCCCCCT